AAAAAAAATAAAAAAAAAAAAAAATAAAATAGGAGTAAATAAAAATGACAAAAAAAGAATATCAAAAAACATATATACAGTTTAGAACTTTTATATATCAAGCTAAAAAAGTATATGGATATTTAAGAATAAGGCAAGAAGGATTAGAAGGAGAACACATACGACTAAATAAAAATGATTTAATAGATAGATTAGATGCTGTTTATCAAATGGGAGTAAGTGAGAAAGGTGCTGACTATAAATGGCAAGAGGAGATAGATACTGATGCCTTTCACTTTCATACTAAAGAAGGTAAGATATGGTACTTTGGAGATGAATGGTTAGGAAGACCGCTAGAAATTTGGATAGATTAATTATAGGATATTATTATAATAAATATAAGTAGACACAATAATAATAATTTGATAATGTTTAAATATAAAATGAAAGGAAAAATTATGAACAATAATCACATAGAAAAACTTAATAGATATGGTAACCCTATTAGGAATAAACACTATCGAACACAATACCAGAATGTAAATAGAAATACAGTTACTGGAAGATTTGAAACTAAAGACTGGTGGAAGTTACTAAAGAAGAAGGCCAGGAGTGGATTTAAAAACCTGGCGGTATTAGATACTAGATTATTTGATTAATTAATATAACCTAGGTATGTTATAAAACTGCCTACATAAAATGAGAGGCAAACTATGAGTAGATTTAATAAAATAAATATAGAACACTTTGCAAATTTAGTGCAAGAGATATCAATAAAAAGATATACACAACAAGAGTTTATAGAGATTGTAGAGGAACTATATATGAGTATCTTCAGGCATAATACTAAAGGAGAATATGTAATAGAAACAATGCCTTATGATAAAGATAATTGGAAAGTATATAGGCCAACACAAACTAAAGAAGAGGCATTATTACTTATTAAAGGAGATAAAGAATGAAAAAGATATTAGTAACTTTTAAAGTAGTACAAGGAGAGTGCGAATCTTATGAATATGTATCATTAAGAGATAATAACTGGACTGATGAAGATTTATTGGAAGAAGTATATGCACCTAATGGTGAGTACAATAAAGAATATAATTATTGGGAAGATGATTATGGTCAAAGAATATTTAAAGTGGATTTTATATCAAGCATAACAGATGAAGAATTAAAAGTTTTAAAAAAATTTAATATGGTCTATGATATTTGGGAAGACTTACATAGCTCAGAAAAATATAATTATAAGGAGGCAAAAAATGAAAAATAGTAAACCAAAATTAAATGTAGTAAAGTTAGATGATAAAAGGCCATTGAGTGATGACGACCAAGTTATGCTAGTTAGAGATAAAATACTAGATTTATTTGAAGACGTACAAAATAAAGTAACTATACCTAATACTATTATTGCTACACAATTGTTAGTAACAGACCTAGCGTTTGATACTGCACCAAGCAACACAGTTGCAGCAAGTATGTTGTTAGATATCATCAACCATAGATTAAGAATGGAAGTAGAAGTGGAGGCTGAAGATGAATAAAAATGATAAGACTTGGAATATTATAGAAGATACTATGAAAGAAAGTGAATCATTAAGTGATGCTATAAAAAAAGTTGATAGACTTATGATACAAGGAGTGATAGCATTGCCTAAAGATTGTAATAATTGGTATGAATTAATAGATAAAATGAAAGAAGAATGGCACGACTTATGGATAGGTTGTACGTCTTGGTCAACAGATACTAAAGGAGAATCATTATGAGTAGATATAAAGATTATTTAATGGAGTGGGAAGACAGAATAAGTGAGATAGAAGGGTACGAAGAAAAGATATCTGAATCAGAATGTCTTGCGGAAACTGTAGATTTTGTTGTAAATAAATTAAAACCTAAATATGAGTTTGAAAAAGTAAATATACACGATATAGTATCTGAACACTGGAACACATACTGGGAAAAACATAACGTGAGAGGTTGCTAATGGTTAGTTGGAAAGAGAAATATGAAGAGCTAGCAGAATTATTAGTAGGAGAAGAACCTACGGATAGATTTGAACATAAAGAGTTAGTAGAATACATAAAGATTTTAAAAGATACCGAGGCAGAACTTTATGAAATAAAACATTTAGGTTGTACTAATTATCCTAACTGTGATACGGAGGGTTGTGGAGTATGACTAATAAAAATAGGAGAATAATAATGCAGATAGATAAACTAACTGATAGAGAAAAATTAATACTTGACTTTTTAAAAGATAATAATGTAGATATAGAAGAAGTTATAGATGCTATTATTAAAGCGAATGGATTTGTAGGAGTAGGATTAGTCAGGCTACAAGACATTATAATAGATGCAGTTAAGAAACATTTTAAAAAAGAATCACTAGATAAAATAATGAATGGATAATAAATATGATACAGAATAATATAAGAAGAGCAGAAGAGTTAAAGAAGATAACAAGTAGTGTTATTAAATTAAGAGCAGAACTAGAGAATATTAATCAAGCATTACAGAAGTTAATAGATAAAGAAATACAAGAGATAGAAGAAGATGATAGGTACTGGAATCAGCAAGCAGATTTAGAAAGGGAGAGTGCGTAGTGAAGTTAAGACCAGAACAAACTGTTAAGAATAAATTAATATCTATACTAGATGATATAGAAGAGAAGTTAGAGGAGATGCAGACTGAAGAGTATCAGCTAAACACAGAAGACTATGATTTAAATAAAGATTTATTTAAGTTACTGCGACTAATTGATATGGCAAGGAAGGAGTTAAAGAAATGAATTATTGTTTTTATTTTTTGGCAGGTGTATTATTTATATCCGGTGTTAGTGTACTATCAAGCACGACTGATGATAACAGTTTAATCTTTGGAGCAGTTATGATAGTGCTAGGATTCGGCAGCTTTTATTTAGGAGGTAAGATAGATGATTAACAATTTAACACCACAAGAACACTGGGATTTAAACCAAGGCCTATGGAGAATGCTAGGTTGTGATATGGAATTGTATAGTAAAAATAAAAATTATGTTATATATATTGACAATAAAACGAACACACAATATAACTATTCAGCACGAGGAAAAATAGAGGTAAAAAAAATATGAGTTATAACATAACTTTACAACGATTAAAAAATGCAGTAAAAGATATCAAGTCAGAATGGTATGAAGGTAATGATAGCCATAGCACAGCAGAGTATAGAGGTGCGTGTGAATCACTTGATATGTTAGTAACACACTTTCAGGAATTAAATGACTTTACAAAATGGAAGAAGGAGCAAAGAGATGCCAAAGAAACCAATTAAAATAAAAAAGAAACCTAAAGATAAATTAATTTATATCTATGGAGATGAGGCCAATTTTATATGGGAACACTTTAATATGTCTTTAAGAGATGATGATGATAGGATTGTGTTAAAGTTTGTTAAATATGAATCAAGAGATAGCTATGCCAAGTAATACTTATTTTAGTATGGAAGTATATAATGAATATACTTGTGATATGGCAGACAAGGTTATGAAACTAAAACTAGGAGATGACTATGATAATTATATCGAAGAGGATAGCGAAGGTAATACAAACTATACTGAAGAAGGCCAAGATATATTTATAGATATACTAGATGATTTTTGTAACTTCATAGCAAAGTTTGGAATGTATAGCGAGGCAGATAGAGATGCCTAAATTTACATTATATGCCAAGAAGGTTTACTACTATCGTAAAGAGATTAATGCTAGAGATAGGAAGACCGCAGAAAAAAGAGGTGACCAGTATGAATCAGAAAGATTATTTATTCCTACTGGTGAAGAGTTTTACATAACAAGTATAGAGGAGAATGAAGATGATTAAATATATTATATACACACAAAAGAACTGCATATATTGTGCAGAGGCAAAGTCTTTATTAGATGAGGCCGGAGAAGTATACGAAGAGAGAGAACTAGATACAGCGGAGAAGGTTAGGAGATTTAAAAATGCCGGTCATAAAACTGTACCACAAATCTTTCTACATATAGGAGGATTCCACGAATTAGAAGACTTTTTCTTTGGAGAAGAGATATCATTTAAACCGGATATAAAGCTCGTGGATAAACCAGAGCTGCCGAAAATAGGAGCAATATCAGGAGATAAAAAAGTGATATCCTTTGCAGAAAAAAGAGCTATAGTAAAAGGAAGAAAGTTACTGGATAAGTTGGAGAAGAAAGATGATGAGTAGTGTTGCACAGAATTATTATATGTGATAGAATAAACGTAGATATTTATATGCAAAAAATAAATCCTATAACAAAAATACAAAATGTTGTGTTAAAAAATTTACTTGACACAAAATATAGACAAAGAAATAAAAGGAAAGAAAAGAAGTATGATAGAAAGAGAGATAAAAATGTACGTAATATCACACCACTTATTTAAGTCAGATGACTGGTTAAGAAAGTGTCCTTGGACAGAGAACTTTCCAGTTGACCAGTTGGTTGATGATGATAACAAATTATTAAAATTTAAAACACAAGAAGAGGCCTTGGACACTATGCGTTCTTGGGGTATTGATGTGAACACTGCTCTTGAAAATGGAGTAAGGATAGAGAGGGTTCATTAATGACTGAAATTTTTATATTATATTATTTCCTAGGTGGAATAGTATTAGGAATGTTTATAGTTTTATTAGCGTATATATTAACCAGAAAATAGGAGGCAAAATGTACGACCCAGTAGTAATACAAATGTTAGAAAAAAATGTAAGAGAATTACAAGAACAATTAAGAAACTCTTACGCAAGAATTAAACAATTAAATGAAGAGAATTATAAATTAAGAAGAGCATTAGGAATTGAAAAAGATAATGGAGAACAAGTAACCAATTCATCAGGAGGAGTATGGTTAGGAGATGCAGAGATGCCTGATGCGGAGCATTTAAAAGATGGATAGAGCAAGAGAAAGAAGATTAAAGGCCACCGGTAAATGGTTTAAAGAATCAACAAAGCCTAAAAACTTGTGGATTAATAATATCTTTCCGGCTCTATTACTGATTAGTTTATTTTTTTTAATTTATAATTATTAGGAGTTGAATATGAGTAATCTTTGGGACAAAGATGCGAAGAGAATGTATCGAAAATTATTTAAGGAGTACAAGAGAGAGGGTTGCTCTAACGAAGAGGCCAGAAGATATGCACAAAATGATTGTAAGAACAGCATAGACTTGGATATTTTTTCAGCAGAGAAGGTGTATAAAAAAACATTAAAAGATTTTGATTGACATGAAAAATTATTTAGATATAATATATAAATATTTTAATATAATAATTAATATAATAATTAATATATTTATTTTATTATTATCTTTATGGATTTTATATGTTTTTATTATGATGTTTTATTATACTTTTAAATAAATAAAAGAAAGGAATACAAATTGGTAGAATTTTTATTATGGTACACAGTCATATACACTGTCATAGGTTTGACTAATGCAGTAGGTATGATGTAATGCAGAGTAAGTGGGTAAGTAGAGGGAAATGCCCTTGCGGAGAATCAAGCAATGGTTACAACATTCATGCAGATGGGCATGCCTTCTGCTTCTCTTGTAACAAAAGATTTAATAACGTAGGAGAGGCAAAGTTGGAAAGAAAAGTAGTAGAAATAACAAACAAAGTTTCTAGTACTGGTGATTATGGGAGCATTACTGATAGGAGAATATCAGAGGATACTGCCAGAAAATATAGAACGAAGATAAGAAGAAATGGTTCTGTGATATCTCATCACTACTACGAATATTTTAATGCAGAAGGTAGTCACGTTGCTACAAAGGTTCGCCAAGTAGAGGGTAAAAGAATATGGTCACAAGGTGACATAGGAGATGCCTTATTGTTTGGCCAGAATTTATTTAAATCAGGTGGTAAATATATTACTATCACTGAAGGTGAGATAGATGCAATGTCTACCTATGAGATGTTAGGTAGTAAGTGGGCAGTAGTATCAATCAAGAATGGAGTACAAAGTGCAGTACAGAATTGCAAGCAGCACTTGGAGTATCTAAACAGTTTTGATAATGTCGTTGTATGTTTTGATAACGATAAGCCTGGGATTGAGGCCTCACAAAAGGTGGCACAATTATTCGAACCTAACAAATGTAAAATAGTTAGATTAGATTACAAAGACTCAAATGAATATCAAAAGCTAGGTAAGTCAAAAGAGTTTGTTCAGAACTGGTGGAGTGCAGAATCATATACTCCAGCCGGCATAATGAACTTGGCCAAGCTAGGAGATTCATTATATGAAGAGGAGTATTGTGAAACTATTCCTTATCCTTGGAGTGCTATGAATGAAAAAACATATGGCATGAGGACAGGAGAGTTGGTTACATTTACTTCTGGTGCTGGTATGGGTAAGTCTTCTATTATGCGTGAGTTGATGCATCATATTCTTAAAAACTCTAATGACAATATTGGAATACTTGCATTAGAAGAAAGCACAAAGAATACTGCATTTAATATTATGTCAGTGGAGGCTAATCAAAGATTGTATATCAAAGAGATACGTAATCAATTCTCAAAAGAACAGTTACATCAGTGGCAAAAAGATACTATAGGTTCTGGTAGGTTCTTTGCCTTTGACCACTTTGGTTCAATAGGTAATGATGAGATACTATCCAGAGTTAGATATATGGCCAAATCTTTAGATTGTAAGTGGATATTCTTAGACCACCTATCTATTTTAGTTAGTGGCCAAGATGAAGGAGATGAAAGAAAATCTATTGATGTATTGATGACCAAGCTACGTTCTTTAGTAGAAGAAACAGGAGTTGGTTTATTATTAGTATCACATCTTCGAAGACCATCAGGAGACTTAGGTCACGAGAATGGAAAGGAAGTTACTCTATCACATTTGAGAGGGAGTGCAAGTATCGCACACTTATCTGATAGTGTGATTGCTTTAGAGAGAAATCAACAAGCAGATGATGATGTTATAGCATGCACTACAACAATTCGTATATTAAAAAATAGATATACTGGAGAGACCGGTGTATGTTCTTACTTGCATTATGATAAAAAGTCTGGTAGAATGTCTCAAATAGATAATCCTTTTGAGGATGAATTTAGTCAAGCACAAGGAGTAATGTAAATGTTATTTAAATTAATATACAAAGATAAAAGTCCTGAAGTAAAACGAACAGTGGAACTAGAGGGAACATACACACTGGAAGAGGCACGAGAGAAACGTGCTTGGTTGAAAGAAACTTATAACTGGTATAGTCCAAATGTAAGAGTTCTTATAGAGAGAGTAGAATAGAATGAAATGTTATAACTGTGGAACAGAATTAATATGGGGTGGTGACCACGACTGTGAAGAACACGAAGACCATGCTATTGTTACAAACTTATCTTGTCCTGAGTGTGATGCTTTTCATTTAGTTTATTGGGGTCATAAAGAAGATGAAGAAGAAGATAAACAAATGTGGATAGAAGGCTATAAAGAATGGCTGGATAAACAAAAAGAAGAACCTGAAATGTGGGAGCATTATTGTGATGAAGAAAAAAGTATGATGGCTACAGGTAAAGGTGAACCTTGTAACTGGTGTGGAAAGGAAGAGGATGAAAGTAATACTTGATATCGAGACTGATGGTTTTAATCCTACTGTAGTGCATTGTATTGTAGCTAAAAATATAGATACTAATGTTGTCACAGTCTTTGACCCTAATAGTATGTATAGTTTTAAGAACTGGTCTAAAGGTGTAGATAAATTTATTATGCATAATGGTTTATCTTTTGATGCACCAGTGTTAAATAAATTATTAGATGCAGAGATATCACCAGGTAAGATTATAGACACATTAATATTATCACAGTTATTTAATCCTATAAGAGAGAAAGGTCATGGCCTGAGAGCATGGGGAGAAAAACTAAACATGTTGAAAGGTGGTGAAGGAGTAAACTTTTCTAAATATAATCAAGCTATGTTAGACTACTGTAAACAAGACGTAGAGATTACACACGCTGTTTACAAAGAGTTATTAAAAGAAAGCAAAGGGTTTACAAAAGAATCTATAGATTTAGAACACGATATTAGATTAATCATAGACCAACAAGAGAAGAATGGTTTTGCTTTTAACATACAGAAAGCACAGGAGTTACTAGCAAAATTAAAAGATGATATCTATGACTTGGAGCAGTGGTCATTAGAAGAGTTTGAACCTACTATTGTAGAGATGAAGACCAAGACAAAAGAGATACCATTTAACATTGGCTCTCGTCAGCAGATAGCTGATAGACTTATGAAGAGAGGTTGGAAACCT